AACGTGTCTGTAAATGCGCCTTGCCCGGACGAATAATAGATATAAAAGCCGCCATCCTGGGTATTGAATCTGGCTTCATTACTTTTAGTAAATCTGTATAGTTGCCCACGTGTACCAACTGCCGGGCCCACTCGCGATCAGTCCACAGTCGTTCCCAAGGTGGTGTTGCAGTCAACATTGCCTCATAGTGTGAGGGATCACGAACCAACTGATACACACTCATGTTCAAGAAGTCTAGTTTGAAGTATCCACGCTGTTCAGCAGTTTCATAATCCAAAGCCGCACAGTTATTAAACGGATCTCTTGGTATATCAGTAACGTACACACCCGAGTTGTGTCGCCTACCATTGCTTTGCCGTGCCGGAGTATGCCGAATCAGTTTCAGCACTGATTCTCTGTCAGCAAAATCTAAATCAATGTCTGCGCTCATTCTTGCACCAATGCGGCCACAATACGTACTCGTTCCTGTGCTTGCTCAACTGCTTCAAGTGCATCTGCCACAGCAGGATGTTCTTTTGCTAACGCCGCAAGCCTTTTTTCTTCCGCCATTTGTTGTTGTACCCAATCAATGGCTTCCTCGGCCGCCCCATTGAGTCCTACACTGGTATGTGGCATGTTTAGTTCCAACCAAGTCATACCATCATAAACTTCAAGACGCTGAGCACTGGTGTTGAATCGTAAGTTACCAACACCCTGTGAACCGGGTTGAGCACTTACATAGGTGCTGGCACTGCCGCCTATTACTTGTATGTACTTTCCACTGGTGTGAATTGCTTTGATCATGTTACCATCCTGCTTGTTTCAATATTTCTTTGGCATACTCTTTATCTGCTGGATAGTTAGCAAACTTTTTTTGCCAGGCATCTGAGTCGATATAGGGCCACACCATGGCCACTTGTTCTGTTGAGAGTTCACTCAAGAACTTTTGTCCTGATTCACTATTGTAGATCACCCAGGGCGAAATGCGTCCTGCTGTGACAGCATAACATAGACTATTGGTATTGCCATAGCGCATCCAGTCATGTGCGGGATTGCCTGTTTCCTCTGCCCATCTCATGCTGTGTTCAATTGCACGGGCCAAGGCATCGTCCACTGCTTCCACACGTAGGTATTCTACGAGATATTCTGTATAGATCTTGTCACTGCACCAGTGATCAATTTTCTTTTGTGCTTTTAACAACCATGTCATGAATCTTGCCGGGGCAATCACATGAGTGTTTACACAATAGTTTCCAAACTTGACAAATGCTCTGTAATACGGCGAGTCACAAAAGTCATCATGTGTTTTGTTTTTTGCCGAGCCTTGCATGGTTTCGTAAAACTTGATGTAGGCCTGAAATCCCAGGCGCACACCTGCTTCATCCTTGCTAAGACGTCTGCGCTTGGGCTCACACATGTGAACTGCTATGCTTGTTTCTCTAGCAAATGTTTTCTTACAATACTCACACGTGAATGTCATTCTAAAATACCGTTTTGATTGATATAGTCAACTAAAAATTTATTCAACCATTGATGTTGTCCTAATGCAACATGTCTAGAATCTGCTGGATGTTTTTCGTCACCTGGATAAAAGTCTGCGCCTTGTTCAAATTGCCAAGGTATACTTTTCCATTTAAGTCTCTGAACAAATTGTTTGTTTGATTTTAATAAATCAAATGATTTGTTGTCAATTACCCAATCCAACACATGTTCAGCAGTATTAAATATCACACATCTGTGTCCTCGATAGTGCAGACTATCACGTAGGCTCAACAACTGATATTGCAAGTTCACCGCAAGATCCTCTATTCCCAGCGTGGTAAATTTATCCCAAAGAGCAGAATACTCTATCAAGTCTTGAACTGTAAAATGCTTATCAAATTCAGGTTCAAAACTTGACGTTGTGGAAGAAGATAAACCAGAATTTAACGACCTCCATTTACCATCCTCATTGTCTCTTTCTAAACGTGTTGGCAACTCGTACCTAGTCAAAAAAGTAATACCGATTATATAAAGTGTAGGAACTAATGTTTTGTAACTGTCTCTTAGTGTGGTTCTTATAATTCTACTATTACATGCTGAATTCATCGAAAGATTTTCTGACGTTGGTATTCCTAGACATGAGGCAAGATCTTGTGTACCGCCGCCGCGGTCATAGTACGCCATATAACTACAACCATTTACAACCAGTCTATTAGGTGTCATTTTTTGTCGTTGCCCGCGGCTCGATTGTATGCATCAATTTCTTTTTGAGTTGTTATCGCACACATGACATCTATTTCATCATCTTTGTAATCGGGGTACATGGCCACAAGTGCTTTGCGTTTGGCCGATAGTCCTGCTTCTTTCTTGCGGGGTGCGATCCACGGATGTCTTGGCGTACCCAAATTGGGACTTACCGTTGTGGCCATGAGCCATTGCAGTCGAGGGTGCCGGCCCACGTTAAAAAAGTGCTTGTTCAATCTCTCATTTGTAGCAATAACATAGAACTCTTGCAGGTCACGTGATCCTTCTACTGCGGAGCCCCAGCGTATCATGAGATAGTTTGAAAACTTTTTCTTTTCTTCTGGAGTTAAATCGTCATAGAATGTTCTGACCTTGCGATCAAACATACGCATTTCGTTGGCAATGTTCAGTTTATCACTCATGTTCTTTGCTCAGTTGATAGATCATTATAGCACGTTCCAGCGCATCTTGTAAAGTAGGATTGGTCCGTGCCTCTCGGCGGATCTCACCCCAAAGTTGGTCTTCCAACATATGATCACGCAAGGGTCTTCTGTCGCTGGTTCTTGAGTCATAGTCAATACGGTGTCCGTTTATGGGATCATACTCACGACCGTTTTCGTATCCTACTACTTTTCGGGTACTAGGATCAGCGCCAAACTCTCTGGCATATACTACGCCATCGGCACGTTCGTAAATGTAAGTGGCACCTGGTTTGAGTGTTCCCATTGCCTACCACGCTTTATTGTAGTCCACAATCTCGCAGTTGCGGCTGACGTCTTTGACAAAATAAACACAGTCAGGATCTGCACCATCGCTTATGGGCACGGCCAGTAACTGCCCGTTCTTGAGTTTGGGTGCGTACCATGCTACTTCTTGATACACATCCACAATCTCTACGTTAGGAAAGGAGGGACGGAAACTTGAAAGTGGGTTGAATTGAAATGCGCTAAAGCCACGATCATTGATTGATGTTAGTGGCAGTATTTCCAAGTCGCCCACGTCAGGTTCACCAATAAGGATTTGCCAGTCCACGGGCATTCGGATTCTGTTGGTGCCTATCTGTAGCACTAGAGCAGGTGCATTAAAACTTTCTAGAAAAATTAATGGAATATAATGATAGTCTGGATTGGCAGGATCAGAATTGTCTAGTATTGCAAATCTCATGTCTTCTACCTGTTCAGGCAAATGATCAAGATCGTAAGGAGCGTTGTCGAGTGTTAATATGCGCATGTTTTAATAATACAGGATTTATATTGAAAAGTCAAGCGATTTTCATCCACTCTAGTTTTTCTGAACTGAATGGATAGTTGGCTTCTTTATAAAACTGTTTGCGTTTGGTTAGGTGTCTTTTGGCAAACTTGCAGGTACTAGTAATGTCCCAAATTTGCACATGATCTTTGTCTTCGGCTTTTCTTATGCCTCGTCCAATACTTTGAATAACACGGACAAAACTTTTGCCGGGTTCAATAAGAACCAAATTAAAAATCCTAGGGATATTAATACCCACAGCGGCAACACCATAGGTAGCCACAATAATCTTATCAACGCTGTCTGCAACTTCATCATATTCATCTTGTCTATCTTTTGCTTTGGTCGCACCGCTTACAAAAACAGCACGATCACCCAGCCGTTCTACTAGAGCATGTCCTGCGGCCACTCGATCCACAAGCACCAGTGTGTTACCTGTTTCATTTACCTTACGGATCAGTTCAGCCATGGTGTCCAATCGGCCTGACTCTTCAAGCAAGTATTTAAGTTCCGATTGATACTCTTTATACTCCACGTGATCAACCAACTGCACAATGTTCACATGACAGTTGGCCAATACCCCTTGCTGTTGCAGTTCGTTGGCGCTCAAGCGTCCAATAACAGGACCCAGTCCCACCAGCAACGCCTGACTCTCAAACTTCTCCTTGGGTATGGTTCCAGTCAAACCCCATCGAATCGGCACTCTAGCCATCACGCCTGTTAGCAAGGTTTTGAGTGCATCTGCTTTGGCCATGTGTACTTCGTCTACAATAACGCACACCACACCTTCCAAGAATTCACCAATAGTGCAGTCACCCACACCCGACTTGGTGTTCTTTAACAGCACATTCAAACTTTGCCAAGTGCAAATGGTATGTGTGCGTCCATACTCTTTTCTATCTCCAAAGAACACACCCACATCTTGCTCCATGTTGATGTAGTCTTTTTCTGTTTGTGTCACCAAACTCTTGTTGGGCACAATAACGATTGAGCGTCCATATGGTGCCACTGCATTTGACAACGCCGCTGTCATGATAGTTTTGCCTGCACCTGTGGCCACTTCTTGCAAGCATTGTGGATTGGCCAGGAAGTTGTTCACAATATCAACTTGATAGTCTCGCATCATAATGGACTCACCTGCGGCAGGATGTCCCTTGGGCCACTTCACATGTGCAAATGAATCCTCACGCACTTGTTCAAATGCAAAGGTAGTCGAGTAATCTCTTTGATCATCCAGTTCAATATCGTAATCAAACTTTTCTAATATGGGAATAATCTCGGGTAGCAAGTTTGTGTAAGTACTACCGCCTAATTGGAAGTAACTGATCTTGCCGTCCCAACGTCCTAAACGAACTGCTGGAAGATATCTAGCATAAGGTACATCATATTTAAAAGCCGTGACCAAGGATCGACGCACATCTAAATCTAGTCCCTCTAGTCGGATGTTGACTTCGTCCTTAATCTGTATTGTACATCTTTTCATTGTGTGTATTTTAATTGATTGCGTTGGAAAATGCAACCTATAATATAACTCTAATTGGTGTGACGTTGTTTTTTAATAGTGTGATAAATGTACCAATGTCCACTACTTTACCCAAAATCAAACATTTAAACATATCATTTGAAGTCCATGATGGAATATTCCAATATTGGCAAAGTTTTTCACTGTATTGCGCCCACCAGGACTCAAATTCTAAAAGTTTTGTGCAATCTTTTTCTAGGTCTTTATCTTCCAATGCAATGAAAATTTTAGGTATTAATCTTACCCAGGGTTTAATTAACTCGCGCATACGAGTTATGTCATTAGGTTCGTTATGGTACCAATAGGTGTATGGCGTTTTTCCTAATTCGTTCCATGATATGAACACATCGCCGGCTTTGATTTTTGTCGTTGCGTTTTCTAGCCATTCGTAATCAAATGGTTTTTCTAACAGGCCAGATTTTTCTCTATAATCAATCCTAAAAATTTTTAATTTATATGTATACTCTTGTTCACATAGGTGAATGTGTTCGTGAAAGTCTAACCATGCAGGATCTCCATTGTAGTTTTTCTCATAAATTTCGTGTATAGAATTCAAATAATGTTGATCTTGTGCCAAGCAACGCTGTTGATCAATTGATACATTTACTTTTTCTGCATACATAGCCAACTTGCCAACCATTTGTTGCAAGGAGTGATTATAAAAATAAAAAGGGCTGTCCCAGTCTCGAAAAGGAATAGTAACATTTTGCAGATGTTTATATATTTTTTGATAGACAGAAGCCACTGGTGTTTGGTTCATTAGTAAATCTACAGTTTCACCATTAGAAAAGACTATTTGCATAAAGTATTTACGTCAAAAAAAAAAACAGGTACCTTTTAAAGGGTACCTGTT